CATTCTCTGCTTTCAGTGCAAAGTCTTTAGTAATAGCTACTGAAGAGTCTTGTGTATTAAGACCAGCAAAGCCAGGAGCTACGATACTAACTGACCGTAACTCAGCAGCCATTATACCCACTCCCAAGTTGTTTCATCGCCATATCGCTCTGCTTCTATAGAGATATAGGATGCTACTGCTTTACGATACAAATCAGCTTGTTGTTCGCTTAGACGACCACCATCTTCACCACGTTCATTGATAGCACGTAGTAAAGCACCTTGAATCACTAACTCTGAAGGGACATACAACACATCAGTGCTAGCGGACAAATCAGCCTGTGGTACAACACAGTCTACTTTAACAGTCAATGCTGACGATGGGATAGGCCATAGATCAAGAGTAATAACACCAGTAGATGATGTGCTGTTACCAATAGAAAAATAAAAAGGATCTCCATTCACTGATCCTTGAAGGTTGTTCCACTCATGCATCTGATTCTGTGTAGCTTGCTGAAGATCTCTCTTCAGTGATGGTATGTAAACTACTAATAACCTAGACCTAGGATTAGTACCAGGGATCTCATAGTTCTGTGTACCATTGACAGTAGTGATTGTCTTAGTGGTACGAAGTACAGACCAGTTCCATGCATCTTCAACTTCACGTTTAGCTTCGTTAACAAAGTCACCAACTAACTTAACATAAGCTGTGTCAGTAACAGAGGATGCTTCAGTCTCACGAAGCCTACGTAGTACACCATTAACACAATCTAAGAATGTAGCCATTTAGATCACCATTTAATTTTATCAGCCCAGAAGGCCGCTGACATCTTCCCTTTAGCAATATTCTTTGCGTGGCGAGCTTTAAAGGCTTTATTCCTAGCAGATCCTTCAGGAGAACCTTTAACACCTTGTTGACCAAAACGAATCGTCTTAACTTGATCACCGTCCTTTGCTACAACAATGTGAGATTTCGTAGGATGTCCTGGTGTTCTTTTAGGTTGATTATATCCAGAGACTCCTGCTCTTTCCAGCCTTGAATCTTTCTTCATTTCTTCTTAGCAGTTTTTGCTGCCTCCTTAAATGCTTTTGCTGTTGGAGCACCTTTAGTGCCTGGTTTTCTCATCTTCTCACCAGAGCCTTCAGCGATACGTTTACGCTTGGCTTGGATGTTAGCGTATAGTCCTTGCTTCATTTCTTCTTCTTAGGCTTTGACATACCAGCCTCTGACAAAGCGATAGCAACTGCTTGTTTACGAGACTTAACTACAGGACCGCCTTTACCGCTATGAAGAGTACCTTCTTTGTACTCCTTCATAACTTTACGTACTTTAGCGGGTTTAGGTTTCATGACGGATAACCCATCTTACGTTCTTTAGCTTTCATAGACTTTGATTCTTTCTTCTCATGCATCTTTTTAGCCTTCTTTGATGCATACTCTTCCGCTTCTTTCTTTCCTTTAGCGGTGTAAGGAAACTTCTTATTCGCTACCATCGGCATTTTTACTTCTCCTTCCTAGCATACATTGAACGGTATCTGTTTCGAATATCCTAATTGCAGTCCATACAATCGTTAGCACTGCTGCAATGGCTGGTAATAGCTCTGCTAGTGTACCTACCACTGTTAGGATTGATACAGCATCTCCTAATTGCTTGACTTGCTCATCAGCGTGGAGTGCCATGACTATTCACTTGGTTGATCAGGCCAAACTACATTGACAGGAAATCCTTCTTGTTGTGGTACATCCCTAAGAGCTTGTCGATAAACAACCCATTTTTCTTTTGTTTCAGTAGGTATGTCTGATGCTTGTGTCCAATCAGTTGCAGACAGTTTGATATTTCGTTCTCCACGAATAGCTTTTTCTAAAGCCGCTAAGTATTCAGGGTCGGTATAAGGATCGTAAGGCGTAAGAATGCCGTTCTCAAAGTGATCGCCAATGTTAGCGATATCAAACTGATGCCAGTTTTCATGTAAAGGGTGATCAGACTCTGCTACGTTAACAACCCTATTGTTTTCAATGATTGCGTATTTCATTTGCATCACCATGAAGTTATAACAGCGTAACCTGCACCGCCAGCGCCGCCAGCACCACCATTAGAAGAAAAAGAAGAGTTATACATGTTTGCGCCGCCAGCACCACCGCCACCGCCTGATGCTCTTCCACCCGCACCGCCAGCCTTTCCGGCATATGTTTCATTTCCACCGTTATATCCTGTAGCACCCCCGCCACCACCTCCTTGCCAAACCCCACCTGCCGTTCCTGCGGTATTAGTATTAGTACTGCTACCAGCACCACCTGCTCCACCGTTTCCAGTTAATGATCCTGATGAATCTGTATTACCCCCTCCAGCTGTTCCACCACGTCTCCCTCCAGAACCGTCTGCACGAGAACATCCACCTGCGCCACCTCCTGCACCACCGTAAACACGGTTGCCTCCTGGAATAGAAAAGGAATCGCCACCTGTATCTTCATTTTGAAAACCGCTATTACCACCACCAGCACCACCCCAACCACTAGTTAGTGTTTGAGGCCAGTTGTAAGCATTGTTTGTTGCGCTTAAACCACCACCAAAACCTTGTGATTTATAAACAGCAGCAGTGTTTACATTTACCCAACCAGGACCACCATTAGTATAGAGACCGCCGCCACCACCGCCAGCTATAACAGTTGTACCTGTTGTTGTTCTTGTTCCTGAATTACCACCTAAACCACCAAAAGCATACGCAGTTGTTCCAAATGATGTTGTCCCTCCTGTCCCACCTGCTGAACCAGTGCTTCCAGCAGTTCCAGCAGCCCCAGCAGTTCCTCCTGCTCCTATGGTTACGCTTACAGTGGAGCCTAAAGAGCTTGCGTCAACAAGAAGTTGCATGTAAGCACCACCACCACCGCCAGATCCGCCATAATTCAAATCAGAAGAATTTTGATTACCAGGACCACTAGCTCCACCACCTCCTCCACCACCAGCACCCCAAAGCTCAATTAAAACTTTTGTGCAACCTGAAGGTTTTGTCCATGTACCAGAAGAACTAAATGCCTGTACATTAGCCCCTCCAGGGGTTGCCCACTCAACATCTGTTGCTCCACTATTTACATAGAGTGCTTTTCCAGCATTAGACGTATAAGAAGGAAGTAAGTTAGATCTTGCTGCCGCTGCTGTTGAAGCACCTGTACCACCATCAGCAACTGCCAAATCAGTTAGTAAGCTGCTAATGGTTCCGCTAGCAAAAGATAAATTAGTTAGAGTTCCGCTAGATGCTGTTAATCCGACAACACTTAAGTTAACAGCACTACCAGTTAAGTTTGTTACTGTACCAGACGCAGCATCTAACTTTGTACTGATAGCAGTAGCAATGTTGTTGTACTCTGTATCGTGTTCAGTACCTTTAATGATCTTACCTGCTGATCCACTCGGTAGTGAATCTTTTGCAGCAAAGTTAGTTGTCTTCGTATAGTTAGCCATGAAAGTCAATCCTCTTTGGTATTCTTAACCTTTTGGACCTTTTCAGTTTTCTTTTCTTGTTCTTCTTTTACTTCTTCATACTCTGGATGAATACGCATTTGTTCAATGTCATACTCATACTCTACACTCATTAAGTTATTTGACCACTTACATCTGAATATTGCCATTGTGACCTCTATGTAAAAGAGAAGCTGCCGAAGCAGCCTCTCTATAGTTACTTACGCAGGAACAGCGATAGGGAACATTGAGGTAGGAACAGAACTCAAATCACCCTTACGAAGCAGAGCAGTACCATAAAGGGTATCGCTAGTAAACAACGTAGCAAGATACTCTTGTTTGTACTGAGTCTGCGAACGAACACCCATTTGTTCTGCAAGGACAGCAGCGTCTTTGTGGAACATAAGAGCAATACGTGCAGAACCAGTAGCGGTATCGCACTGAGGCGTAACAAACACTTTAACACCGTATACATCACCGATCTGACCATTACGGATGGTGTTGTTTGCACCTTGCTCACCAACAAAAGCTTGTTCGGTAAAGCGAGCAAGACCCATAAGCGTGTTACGGCTTGAGGGAGGAACAACAAGATAACGATCAGTCATAGGAGCATCGTTATCGTCCAAACGCTGGATAATACGACGAATACCAGCATCGGTCAGTGCTGAAGCATTGGGAGATGCGCTGTTGTAAGCAGTGCTGCCGTCACCACCAATGTATGCATTAGCATAAGCAGCAGTACCAGCACCGTTGTTTGCTGAACGACCTAGTTGAATAAGGTCAGTATCTACTTGACGTGCAAGAGCATAACCAGCATCTTCAGTGTAGAAACGACGAAGTGAAGCAAGAGCCTGAACTTCAACGATGTCTTCGATTAGACGCGAGTATTCAAAATGCTTGTTCAAAAGAACTTGAACTTCAGTTTCAACATCAGCTTGGATTGTAACAGCCGTGTTAGCTGCTTTAGCAAATGCAGAACCACGGGTAGGAACGGGAACGTGAAGTGTGTCGCCTTTCTTACCTTTCATGCTCATCTTGTTTACAAGATTAGCCATAACCAATGCTTTTTTGTACGATGCAATAATTTCATCGCTCCAAATTTCAGGGATAAATTTATCTGCATTGGTCTTGTTGACAATGGAGGTACTACCTCCAGGATAAGTTGCTGTAGCCATTTTAAATTTCCTTTAAGTTTAGGTTATCGAACCCTAC